GTACCGGAAGATGACGTTGAACCGCCCTGTCTTACATCATCGTCCAATGAAGATAAATCAGTTGAAAGCCCTGCGGCAAAAAATCCCTGCTTTTGTAGACTGCCACCAACAAATGCTGAATTTTGATAGCCGGTCATAAAAATTCCGTCATCGGTTCTAGCAGGCGGCCCATGTGGCATAAGCGCAGAGCCTGCTGTCTTGCTCGTTTCCAAACTAGCAATTTGATACTCTTCTGCTTCACCAGAGTTCCCGGCAGCGGCTTGTAATAGCTTATTAGCTACACTCATCCCAGCGCCTGACCAGCAACAAAGCCGTAGTAGGTTGTGCCGCCATCAATAGTAAAGAACACAAATACATCTACACCGTTGTTTGTCGCAGTCAGGGTGGGGGCTGTAGCAGCAGGCCAATCAACACTTCCGGGCCATGTAATGGTTCTGGCACTGCTGTCTTGAATCACCTTTAGCACAAACGATGAAGCCCTGCCTGATGCGGCTGGGTTGCTGAAAGTGTAGGTGACATTTTCTGTCAGATCATGCTCAAAAAGATTGCCATCACGTAAGTTAATCGTGGCGGCGTTAGAGCTGGAGGTAACAGTTGTGACCTCTTCGATTGTGCCATTGTCAAAGCTGACTACACCATTCGCATCTGACGTAACAATACCTGAAGCTTGGGTAAGACCCAGCGTATCGGGAAGTTTGACGGTATAGGTTGATGCCGCACTATGGGCTGGCCCTTGTACTGTTACACCGTGACTGTTTGATTCGCAGTTAAAACGAATAGTGCCAGGATTGGTATTACCAAACAGCTCTGTAAATCCAGTGCCGTTGGGAAACAACTGTATGTTTCCATTCGTATTAGTGGACTTAACAGCATTAGCGTCTATTTGGATGTTATCTACATCTAGCTCATTGGCTGTAATCTGTCCTGCCGCACCATAAATAACCGCCTTGCTGTTCACTACCGTATCAGCAGTAGAACCATCAACAAGGTTTAGTTCCGTTGCTGTAGATGTAACATCACTAAGCTGACTTGCTGTAATAGCCAAAGCTGCCTGGTGTGCCGTTACAGAAGACTCAGTAACCGACAGCGTAGGTATTACCGCTTCAACGTGGTCTTTAACAGCAGCATTCGTTGGTATTTGCGTATCACTATCTGCAAATGTTTCGCTAGATGTAGTGATAGCCCCAGCATCTATGTTGGAAAATGCCACGCTAGTAAGAACTGCTGTGCCACCGACTGTTATTGATGATGATGCTGCTACAGTTGTAAAAGATCCTGCGGCAGCAGTAGAACCACCAATAACGGCGTTATCTATCGTGCCACCATCTAAATTGGCAGTCGTAATAGTGCCAAGGTTGCTAATCGTTGCGCCATTAAAGTTAATAGTCCCAGTAGCAGTAAGATTTGCTACGGTAACCGTGCCAGTAAAGGTCGGTCCTGCTGTATCAGACTTTGTAGCAATCGCAGTCGATATAGCATCAAATTCTGTTTCAAACTCTGTGCCGCGAACAACCTTGTTGGTATCACCACCAGGAAGCGTGTCTTTAGCTGCAAAGTCAGTAGTCTTAGTGTAGTTAGCCATTGGTAGTTCCCAGCCTGAAAAGAAGAAAGGGGGCCGAAGCCCCCGTTTGGATTAGGCAGATGGTACTGCCAAGACAAATCCAGCTTCAGGACGATACACCTGAACACCGTAAAGGGTGTCTGCGGTGTACAGAGTAGACAGGTACTCTTGCTTGTACTGAGTCTGCGAACGAACGGCAAGTTGCTCTGCCATCACGACTGCTTCAGTGTGGAACAACAGTGCCGCGCGAGTATCAACGCTAGACGCTGTGTTATCAGCAGCAGCCTCAATGGTTCGGCAGTTGGCAGAAACGTAAACGTCTACACCATACAGATTGCCGATCAGGCCGTTGTTAACCGTGCCACCAGATACAAAGTCTGAAGACACATACCGATCAATACCCATAATCGCATTGCGCGTAGCAGGCGGAATGATCAGGTTACGGCCTTCCATCGGTACATTGTTGTCATCCATCTTCTGGATCATGTCGCGGAAAAAAGCATCCGTGAACTCATCACCAGCTACCAGAGTGTCGTCAGTGTACTGAGTGGTAGTGCCGTTATCGTTGAAGAAACAACCAGTGTGCTGATAGTCAGTAGCAGCAGGGCTGAATACAACAGCGCCACCATCACCAAAACCAGTACCGGCTGCGTGAAGGTCATTGTCAACCTGTACAGCCAGCGAATAACCAGCATCTTCAGTGTAGAACTGACGCAGAGATGACAGTGCCTGTACCTCTACGATGTCCTCAATCAGACGCGAGTATTCAAAGTGCCGGTTGATAGCAACCTGCAGCTCTGACTCTGTGTTGGCAATGATTGTTACCGCAGTATCTGCCGCTTTAGCATTGGCATCACCACGAGTAGGCTTGGGAATATGAATAACGTCACCCTTCTTGCCATTCATAGCGATACGCTTGACAAGGGGAGCCATCTTCAGATTCTTTTGATAGGAAGCGATAATCTCATCTGACCAAATTTCTGGTACAAATGTTGCCGCTTCTGTTAGTGCGGTATTACCGCCCGAGCCGGGATAAGTTGCTGTAGCCATGATAAATCTCCTTTAAGGCTATCTAACTCGACCCTCGGCGTATGCTTTCAGTATTTCATCAGAAAGACTTTGATAACGCTCTGGGTCGGTCTTGATCAGTTTAATAATGTCAGCGCGACGATAAACCTTCTTCCTTGACCCTTCTGCGGAACCGCGAGCGTTACCAGTAGTTGCAGACTTCACAGTATTCTTACGGGCTGCCAGCTCTGCGTTAGCAGTCTGTTGGACAACCTGATTGCGTTCTTTAAACAACGTAAACAGTTCATCCGCAGCGTCATAATCATAAAGGTATTCAGCATCCACAAATAACCTTGTCCTAACCTTTGATCCCTTAATCCACTCGGCAAACTTAGGGTCTTGCAGTATCGTTTCCATCTCTGGATGTTTGGACTTCAACTTTGCAAGAGTGGCCTGTTGTTTAGCCTGTTGAGTGTAAGCCTCCGCTTCCTTGATCTTGGGGTGGTTAGCAATACGGCTATCCACAGCTTTTTGAGGATCAACAAAGAAATCAACATCTTCGCTATCGTCTACTTGCTGTTGCTCAGGTGCTTCTTTAGCCGAGAGTTCTGTCTGGATGTAGTTATCAACCACTTGCCGCAATTCGTTTAGTTCCTTTCTGGAGCTGCCTACCTCTGCACTGTGTTGGTTGAAAATCTTTTCAACCTCTTGGTGCATTTGTACAACTTCCTTGAAAGACTTATTGCGGTATTTTTCCGGTACATCAGAATCATCTTGAGATTGCTCCTCTACAGGCGTCTCAACAGCCTCTACAGCCGATTCCTCCGGTAACGTGGTGTCCTCCTCATCTGGACGCTCATCAATAATTGTCGCTCTTGACATCACTTAACTTAGCCCCGCCTTATCAAAGGTTGTGGAGATATTTAAAGTTCACCCGCTTTTTGGCGAGTTTCCCTTCCTTTTCGTCCCGCTTCCTCATGTTCGCGTACCCACTTCATGTGGCGTCCAGGGAAATCCCCGGTAGATCCATCTAGCACGAACGGAGTCGCCGAAACGACCTTCGTAGCTACAGCGCCGCAACCGCACCTATGGGTTGTGGTTGTGCTGTCTACAAATTCTTCAAACAAATGACCGTTTTTGCACCTAAACTCAAAAACCCTAATCATCTGTTGCTACCAAATCGTCATAACTGTTGTTTATTGAATCTTCAAACTGCAACAGATATACCAATACTTCTAGCTGACCTTTCCTGAAAAACAGGTCTTCAGCGTCTTTTACCATCGCGACATTATTAATAGCCGCCGCGTTCGATGTCAACTCTTCGGTTAATTGCTTCCAGCCATCGCTTCTAAATAAATCAAAGTAATTGTTGTAATACTTTTCATCTTCACGATTCATCAAGCTTTCTTTTTCCTTCTTCTGCCAGATGCAGTAACTGGGTACTTAATAGCTTTTGGCCCTTTCTTCTTACGTTTTGCCGCATCTTTCTCAGCTTTGCTCATTTTTGCGGCTACAGCCTTTGGCCTACAGGCCGGGTATGGACGCTTAGACCCTTTGGCTTTTTTACGACCACACTTCTTGCCGGTCTTAATATCTACCCAATCTTCTTTAAACCATTTAGTTAGGCCACCCTTTGGCTTAGCCATAAGTCCCGCCGCGCTTCTTGTATTCCCGCACTAACCACGCATTGGCGTACGCACTGGGATATACGTCAAATTTACGCTTGGCCGCAGCCTTTACTCTTGAGTAAAGAGCCTTGTTTTTTACGTTATCGGGTATAGAGCCTTTCTTTTTCTTTGCTTTAGTTTTTTTTCTTGCCACGTTTTCTAAGCCTCTTCAAATCAGCACCAGTAATTTTGTCCCTGGGAGGGGCAACCCTAGCCAGCTTCTTTTGCTTGGCAGAATACTTGGACTTAGGCATTAGTAACCCTTGACCATCATTTTCTTTTTGGCTTTCTTCTTTTTCTTTTTAGCTGGGGGTCTACCTACTTTTTTTCCGTACGTTCCTTTTCCGCTGGGCATCAGCTTTCTCCTTAGCTTTTTTAGATAAGTCCTTGTAATGAAATAATCTTACAGAGGTCTTACCGTGGGATTTGCCAGAGTGCAATGTTCCATCCGGCATTTTGTGAGTTCCCCCTGTATGAAGGGTTCCGTCACGTTTGTAATGCTTCATTCCTGCAGCCATATCACCAATTCCTACAAGACCAGTATCTTGCTGTCAGTTTACTAGGTGGTTTTGTATCACACTTGTGTCTGGCACGAAAAGATTTCCTTCGATCAGGCTGATTCTTTTTGATCTTCATTTTGGCATCACCAAACCTAATCAGTTTGGTTTTGTTCCCCTGCTTCGCTAACACCTTGAACTTCTTGGTTGGGTGGTTCGGGGTTCGTTTCGGTTTGTTGTATGCGCTTACGCCCGCGCGTGCCAGTTTTGGATCTTTTTTCGTAGCCATTAAGCCTTTCCTCTAAATGGTCTAGTTGTTGCTTCAATTCGTTTAGGCGGTCAGACTGCTCTTTAAAAGCATCATTTACTTGACCAAACAGGTTATTTAATTCTGTTTGCGTCATTAACATCAATTTTATTCCACTATATCTACGGCCTCACCAAGCACAAGAGTGCCAGCTTCCACCTGATCCATGATTTCTCGGTAATGGCGATTTCCGCCTGATATTGGCACTTGACATTCCACCTCATCAATAACAGCTATAAGGTACTGGTCTACACCTTCCAATTTTTTTATATATGCACTTGAAATATCCATTTATAGCTCCGCATCTAGCTCAAGAGTCGCTCTATACCAAATAGAGCCGGACGAAGCGGACGTGCCTTGAACCGTAATGCTATCAGTATTGATTGCAGCATAGCCTACTGATGAGATTGAATTTGGTTTCTGAGTAATCGTGACGGTGACTGTGGGGAGCGTTCTCATCTCTACTGGGAATGTTGCTTGGCTGTTAGCTCGTGCAGATTGACCACTTCCTGTAGCGTAACCTCCACCACCTGCTTGCAGTGCATCTACAAAATATCTTTTACAGTCTTGTATGGTTTCTCCAATCGACTTAAATTCAAAATCAGTAGCACTAGAGCCTTCCTCTATTTGTACTTGAGCAAACTCAAATGTACCACTTTGATTTCCTAAAGATGACGTTCTACTATCATAGTCCGAACCGCCGTCCATCCAAAAAGAAAACTGTATAAAGTCATTATTATCCGTTCCAAGTGTTTTGCCACTAATACTTGGAATTGTAAAAGTTTTTGTATATTTTGCCCAACTAGTGCTTAATGCAAACTTTTGCGGGGTTATAAGAACACTTGAACTCGGACTTCCACTTGTTCCAAAATTTTGGAAAGGCTCTATCGCTATATTTTTAACTGCATCTGCTTTTGCATAAAAACTTATAGTTACTGTTTGTCCAGAAAAAGATCTAACATCTTCTATTCTCTGATTTAAGGTGGCATTGCTATCAGATGTACTATCTGAAGTTACAACAAGTCTTACATAAAATTCAGGATTACCGGGTACATCTGTTTGTCCTAACGTAAATGATTGTTGAGAGCATACTGTTGTAGTGCCGCCACCATAGCCAGAACGCCATCTATCAGCAGCATAACCAGATGCAGAAAAACTTGTACCTCTTTGCCACACATCAAAATTGCCGTTAATAATTTTGTTGCGATTACCTTTTAATCCACCGCCAGAACTTTGAGCCACCCAATCAAGGTTACCGTAACCATCTGTTTTTAAAACTTGGTCTGCATCTCCGTCAGTATTTGGCAGCGTTAATGTATAAGAGGCATTTGCACTATGTGGCGGCCCCTTAATAACAATGCCGTGACTATTTTGTTCGCAATTTAACTTAAACTGCCCAGCCCCTTTTGTAGCGTTGCCTTTGAAAACAACAACACCTGAACCATTGGGGTCAAGATCAATATCAGCATTACTGGTAGTAACTATATCGTTACCATTTACATCGAGGTTTCCACCTAACTGCGGTGTTGTATCCTCTGACAAATTAGATAGATATGAGCCTAAATCACTGACCTGAGACTCAGTAATGGACAGTGCGGCCTGGTGAGTAGTTACATCACTTTGTGTCACTGTGTATGAGGTAATATAGCCCTTTGAATTTATACGGTCATCAATTGCTGCGGCCGTCATTAACTGCGTATCTGAATCTACAAAACTCTCAGAAGATAAAAGAACTGATCC